CATGATAAAAAAAACCGCCAGCGACAGGAATGGACGCTGGCGGTGGTGATACCTATGGAGAAAAAATAAAGGAACGATACTTTCGTACTCTGGTTTTTTAATGAAAACAGTTCTTATTGTCAACAATAACGGAAAGAAATTATGACATTTCTGAACCAGTTAATGCTGTACTTCTGTACGGTGGTCTGTGTGCTGTATCTCCTTTCGGGTGGGTACAGGGCAGTGCGCGATTGCTGGCGCAGGCAGATTGACAAAAGGGCCGCAGAGAAAATCAGCGCCAGTCAGTCAGCCGGAAGCAAACCCGAAGAGCCGCTCATTTAGCGGCAACTTTCTTAATCACATCTTTCGACGAGAAAATCCCATGTCAGAAATTACATCCCTGGTCACTGCTGAAGCAGTGAAGGAAGTCCTGCGCTCTGAAGAAGTCCGGAGCGCACTGAAACAGAAACTCCGCCAGAATCTTGAGTCGCGTCTTGATGCAGAAGTGGATGCTATTCTGGATGAACTGCTGGGCGCACCGGCAGTTCCTGAGCCGGAAGGTATCGCGGGTGAGGGGAGTGCTTCAGATGGCGGTGAACCCACACCTGACAGCGACATGATGATGTAAGCATGCGCAAGGGACCATCGGTGTGTGCCGGTGGTCTTTATATTGTTGTGAGCTTCCGGATTGCGGGAGACGGGGTATGTACCAGATGGAAAAAATCACAACAGGTGTGTCATACACCACGTCAGCGGTGGGAACGGGCTACTGGTTCCTGCAGTTGCTGGACAGGGTTTCCCCGTCTCAGTGGGCGGCAATAGGCGTGCTGGGGAGTCTGCTGTTTGGTCTGTTGACGTACCTGACGAACCTGTATTTCAAAATCAGAGAGGACCGTCGTAAGGCGGCACGGGGAGAGTAGGTGATGAACCATGAAGAAATGAATCAGCGCTTCAGTCGTCTGGAAAATGAAATTGCTGAACTGAATAAAAAACTGTCGGCGCTGATGCCTTCTGAAGATGCAAAAAAACGCCGCGATGAGCAGTTTGCGGCGTTTTACGATGATTGCATCAAAATTGCTCGCAGGACCTTTGCGAATATTTTGCAGGAAAAGTTTTTACCGACCGCATTGTCAGAAAAGTACTCCATTACGGTTAAAAGTGCCGGAGAGGAAGGCAATAAACGTTATTTTATTGCGTCTGCACCGGATAAAGACCAGGAATGGGAGTGTAATCGGCCATCTTTTATTGTGACCAGCGATGACTGGAATATCACGATCAGTGAAGATGGAAAAGTAACACCAGCATCGCACCAGCACAGTGAGGCGCTCATTGAATTTGCCATTGATTACCTGAAGAACAATAAAAAGCAGGGGCTGATGAAGCGCATTGGTCGCTGCATGGGATATCTGCAGCTGGCGGCAGAGGTTGAAGCACTTGCCTGTGGTGCTGACAAGGATGCAGTTGTGCGGGAGGCTCTTCTTCGTGAGTTTGACAACCCGCCCTTTAAAAAAGTGCCGGCTTACTGGTTTCATCCCGGACTGACTTATCTGAAAGGGCGGTTTGGGGCGGTTATCTGAACTTAAGCGATAGTTTATTGAAGAGCCGTTTTTTTTGCAGACAGGCAAAGTTTTTATCCCATGAACAACCCGGGTGACTGAGTTCGTCATTAAACCATTTGTTAATGTTGTGCTTCAGATGCTGAAGCATCAATGGTGTTAATGTGGTGATAATGATATCCAGTGTTTCTGTTGAAAGCATGCCGTAAGGCTCTGCGAGAATGGCTTGAGTGGCCTCGCTGTTATCCGGGATAAGCGCTTTTAATTCTGATTTAACATTTTCGTTCATTACCCGCAAAAACTCTCTGCGTAAATTGTTGTCATTATTATTCATTTATACAATCTCATTTGTTGTTACCGGGTGTGTCCTGGTGCCTGTTGATTATATTCGTCGTGAGTACCGGATTATATATCTGACATATCCAGGAATAAGAGAGCTATAAATCCTGATAAATATCCATGAACGCAAAAATCAAATACGGCCTGTCAGCTGTCGTTCTGGCGCTGATTGCCGCAGGGGCTTCTGCGCCTGAAATCCTCGACCAGTTTCTGGATGAAAAGGAAGGCAACCACACCACGGCATACCGTGATGGTGCAGGTATCTGGACCATCTGCCGTGGTGCCATCATGGTGGATGGCAAACCTGTCGTTCCGGGCATGAAGTTGTCGAAGGGAAAATGCGACCGGGTTAACGCCATTGAGCGTGATAAGGCGCTGGCGTGGGTGGAGAAAAACATCAGAGTGCCGCTGACCGAACCCCAGAAAGCGGGGATCGCGTCATTCTGTCCGTACAACATTGGTCCCGGTAAGTGTTTCCCGTCGACGTTTTATAAACGAATTAATGCAGGTGATCGCAGGGGAGCGTGTGAGGCGATTCGCTGGTGGATTAAGGACGGTGGGCGTGATTGCCGCACACGTTCAAATAACTGCTACGGACAGGTTATTCGTCGTGACCAGGAAAGCGCATTAGCTTGTTGGGGGATAGATCAGTGAGAAGAGTAACCGCGATTATTTACGCTCTGGTTATCTGCATCATCGTCTGTCTGTTATGGGCTGTTAATCATTACCGTGATAACGCCATAACCTACAAAGAGCAGCGCGATAAAAAAGTCAGTGAGCTGGAGCAGGCAAATGCAACCATTACTGATATGCAGCAGCGCCAGCGTGATGTTGCTGCACTTGATGCCAGATACTCGAGGGAATTAGCCGATGCGAGAGCTGAAAATGAAACTCTGCGTGCTGATGTTGCCGCTGGTCGTAAGCGCCTGCGCATCAACGCCAACTGTCCCGGTACCGTGCGTGAAGCCACCGGCACCTCCGGCGTGGATAATGCAACCGGCCCCCGACTGGCAGACACCGCTGAACGGGATTATTTCATCCTCAGAGAACGGTTGATGACAATGCAGAAGCAGCTGGAAGGGGCGCAGGAATATATCCGCACTCAGTGTATTAACTAGTATTTTTGTTATCCGGAGAATGCATGAAGAAATTACTGGTAACCGTAAAGCCTTTTCAGGGAACAATTCCGTTCCGTATTTTGCAGCGTGGTCGTGTTCTTGTTGAAGGTTCGTTCAGTGGTAAATGTACGCAATTACACTCCCGGACCTTTCAGGTGAATGCCACGAATGAAGAGCTAACCGTTGAGTGTACGATGAATGCCGCTAAATGCCGCATGGTATCCGCTGCATTACAGCCAGTGTGTTGAGCGACCTTATTATCCATGCGCGGTATTGTCGCCGTATTCCCGTATTAACAGAGACCGCAGCCCGACAGGGAGACTCCTCTGCGCGAGTGTGCGGGGATAATCAAAAACGATACACACCGGGGTTTACCGCGTTAACGGAGCGCGGCGTTGTCCCCTCATAGTCGCTGGTCCGGTGCGATGCTGGAAGAAACCGGACTACATTACAAATGATAACCATTATCATTTTTCGGGTCCTCCTGGTGTGGTGGGCCTGAACACGGGGCGGGCGGCGCGGAAAAAGGCGCATTTTTTGATTTTTATGGCACCATCACCACCAGTATAAGTTATTGATATATAGAAAATAAAAATTTTTAGTGTCGAATCTGGTTGTTTTTTGTTCATCACTGGTGTGTGTTTACATAATTTTCAGGGGGAGTTATGGATCGTGAATTAAAAAATCTGCATCTGAATATTTCCCAACTGGCCGCATTATCCGGTGCTCATCGACAGACTGTTGCGGCTCGGGTAAAAAACATAAGCCCAGCCGGTGGTCATGAGAGCAATCTCAAACTGTACCGACTGACAGATATCCTTGCCGAGCTGATGAAAGCTCCTCTGCCTGTAGATAACGAGGAAATGGATCCTCATGCGCGTAAAGCATGGTACCAGTCAGAACGTGACCGACTGAAATTTGAGCAGGAAACTGGTCAGCTTGTGCCAGTCAGTGATGTCAGGCGGTCCTTTTCTGTCGTGGTGAAAGCGATAGTTCAGGTACTGGAAACCTGGCCTGACCGGCTGGAGAGGGACAGGGGGTGGACCGCATCACAACTGAATGAAGTACAGATTGTGGTTGATGAGATCCGCGACACACTGGAAAAGGCAGTCATTGACTGTTGTGATGAGGCCGATATGTGAATCAGGTGAACGAGAGCCATAGCCGCGCATCCGATATCTGGCGCGAAGTGGCCTCGCTGTTTCGCCCACCCAGCCGGTTACCAGTAGCGGAAGCCATCAGGCGTTATATGCGGGTTCCACGGGGAGCCAATACTTCCGGTCCGTGGGAGTCATCGCTGACGCCCTATATGATTGACCCCATTAATACATTATCAGCCCGTGAATATGACGCGGTGGTGTTTGTGGGACCTGCGCGAACCGGGAAAACCGAAGGGCTGATTGATGGCTGGATTGTGTACGGCATCATCTGTGATCCGGCGGATATGCTGGTGGTGCAGATGACTGAGACGAAGGCGCGTGAGCATTCCAGAACGCGTCTTTCCAGGACGTTTCGCCACAGTCCGGAGGTCAGCAAGCGCCTCAGTCCTTCCCGTAATGACAACAACGTCCACGATAAAATGTTTCTTGACGGCTCCTTCCTGAAGATTGGCTGGCCGTCGATCACCGTCTTTTCCTCTTCGGATTACCGTCGTGTGGCGCTGACGGATTATGACCGTTTCCCTGAAAACGTGGACGGGGAAGGGGATGCCTTCACGCTGGCCTCAAAGCGTACCACCACCTTTATGTCCTCGGGGATGACCCTGGTCGAGAGTTCACCGGGGCGGGATATCACCGATACCAAATGGCGTTGTGGTGGCGCACATGAGGCACCGCCAACAACGGGTATCCTGTCACTGTATAACCGGGGAGACCGCCGCCGGTGGTACTGGCCGTGTCCGCACTGCGGGGAATATTTTCAGCCGGTGATGGATAACATGACCGGATACCGGAATAACCCGGATTTTGTGGCTGCCGGTCAGGCTGCCCGTCTGATGTGTCCGCATTGTCGCGGGCTGATTGCCCCTGAGCAGAAACGCGAACTGAATAACCAGGGGATCTGGCTTCGTGAAGGTGAACGGGCGGCGGCGGACGGCAGTATCACCGGAACGCCACGAAACTCCCGGATTGCGTCATTTTGGATGGAGGGGCCAGCTGCGGCGTTTCAGACCTGGGAACAACTGATTTTTAAACTGCTGGCGGCAGAAGAAGAGTATGAGCGAACCGGCAGTGAAGAGACCCTGAAAGCGGTGGTGAACACCGATATCGGACGACCCTATCTGCCCCGTTCAGCCACGGAACAGCGTAAAAGTGAACTGCTTGAACAGCGTGCCGAGCCGTTTCCCCGGCGATCTGTGCCGGATGGTGTGCGTTTTATTGAGGCAACGGTTGACGTACAGGGCGGTAAAAATCGCCGTTTTGTTGTGCAGATCACCGGATACGGAGAGCAGGGGGAACGCTGGATTGTTGATCGCTACAACATCCGGCATTCTCTGCGCTGCAGTCCCAACGGTGAAAGTCTGCCGGTTGATCCGGCGGCATATCCGGAGGACTGGGATTTGTTGCTGACGGATGTGTTCCATAAAACATGGCCGCTGGCTTCTGATCCGGATGTGCGCATGCGTCTGATGGCCATGGCGGTGGATACGGGAGGGGAAGCCGGGGTGACAGATAACGCCTATCGTTTCTGGCGTCGTTGCCGGAGTGACGGACTGGGCAACAGGGTGTTTCTGTTCAAGGGGGATGGACTTCGCCGTGACAGGCTGATTAACCGAACCTTCCCGGATAATACCGGCAGAAGTGCCCGCCGTGCCAGAGCCAGTGGCGATGTCGCGCTGTGGCTGGTTCAGACGGATGCGTTTAAGGATCGTGTAAATAATGCCCTGTGGCGTGACACACCAGGGCCGAACTATATCCACTTTCCCGACTGGCTGGGGCGGTGGTTTTACGATGAGCTGACCTATGAAGAGCGCGGCAGTGACGGAAAATGGCGAAAACCGGGCAGGGGCGCTAACGAAGCGTTTGACCTGCTGGTTTATGCGGATGCGCTTGCCGTTCTGCATGGTTACGAAAAGATCCGCTGGCCCTCCGCACCGGACTGGGCACAGCGGGAAACGTGGCTCGTCTTCCCGCAGGAGCGTTCTGGTGAAACGGTATCCCCGGAACTGACGGCCGGGGCAGAAAAACGCCGTCGCCGGAAGAAAAAACTGCGGACGGAGCGTGCGGAAGATAATCCATGGATAACATCAGGAGGCTGGTTGTGAGCACAGAAGAAGCCAGAGAAATGATACAGCGGTACCGTGAAGCGGAAATGGCCGTACTGGAGGGAAAGTCTGTCACCTTCAACGGGCAGCAACTGACGCTGGAAAGCCTTTCTCAGATCCGCGCCGGACGTCAGGAGTGGGAACGCAGGCTTGCCGCGATGGTGAGCCGCAGGCGGGGAAAACCGGGATTTAAACTGGCGAGGTTTTAATGGCAATTATTGATGATGTGATCGGCGTGTTTTCCCCCGGGTGGAAAGCAGCCAGACTGCGTTCAAGGGCGTTAATCATGGCCTATGAGGCGGTGAAACCGACCCGGACACATAAAGCCCGGCGGGAAAATCGCTCTGCTGATCAGCTCAGTAAATACGGTGCGGTTTCCCTGCGGGAGCAGGCCCGTTTTCTGGATATCAATCATGACCTGGTGATTGGTGTGTTTGACAAGCTGGAAGAGCGGGTGATTGGTGCCAGGGGAATTATTGTGGAGCCTCAGCCATTACGAAAAAACGGGGAAATGGCGGCTGAGCTGGCTGCGGATATCCGCCGTTTGTGGGCTGAATGGTCCGTGAGTCCGGATGTGACAGGGCAGTATACCCGTCCTGTGCTTGAACGTTTACTGCTGCGGACCTGGCTGCGGGATGGTGAAGTGTTTGCGCAGATGGTCAGTGGTGCGGGAAACGGTCTGGAACGGACAGCGGGAGTGCCATTCTGGCTTGAGGCGATGGAGCCGGATTTTGTTCCCATGCGCACTGATGAATCCGCCGGACTGAATCAGGGGGTTTTTCTTGATGAGTGGGGAAGACCGAAAAAATATCTGGTTTATAAAAATTATCCGGTCAGCGGCCGGCAGAGTGATACGAAAGAAATCGCTGCCGGAAAAATGATCCACCTGAAGTTCACTCGTCGTCTGCACCAGACGCGAGGCTCATCCATGTTATCGGGGGTGCTGATGCGGATCAGTGCCCTTAAGGAGTATGAGGATGCGGAACTGACAGCGGCGCGTATTGCTGCGGCGCTGGGACTGTATATCCGTAAAGGTGACGGACAGGACTATGAAGATCCGGGGAGCAAAGAGACCGAGCGGGAAGTCCATATCACCCCGGGTATTATTTATGACGATTTGCGCAAGGGCGAGGATATCGGCATGGTCAAATCTGACCGTCCCAATCCCAACCTTGAAACTTTCCGCAACGGCCAGTTGCGTGCAGTGGCAGCAGGCAGTCGTCTGAGTTTTTCCAGTGCGGCGCGTAACTATAACGGCACCTACAGCGCCCAGCGGCAGGAGCTGGTCGAGTCCACGGATGGTTACCTGATCCTGCAGGACTGTTTTATTGGCGCGGTAACCCGCCCGGTGTACCGGACATGGCTGAATATGGTGGTTGCGGCAGGTCTGCTGAAAATTCCGGCGGATGTGGAGATGAAAACGCTATATAACGCGACGTATTCCGGTCCGGTGATGCCGTGGATCGACCCGGTTAAGGAAGCTGAAGCCTGGAGAATTCAGATCCGGGGTGGTGCAGCGACAGAATCTGACTGGGTGCGTGCTGGTGGGCGCAATCCGGATGAGGTCAAACGTCGCCGCAAGGCTGAAATTGATGAAAACAGCAGACTGGGGCTGGTCTTTGATACTGACCCCGTCAACGACAAAGGAGGCAACAGTGCCGGAACTGAACAACAGCGTCAGCAGGCCACCGACAGCCAGCATGAAGAATAAATCCTGGTTCAGGATGCTGGCGGGTAGTCAGGGTGAGGCAGATATTTATATTTATGACGAGATTGGTTTCTGGGGAGTTACCGCGAAGCAGTTTGTCAGCGATATGAATGCCCTGGGTGATATCACCCACATTAATCTCCATATCAATTCACCGGGTGGCGATGTCTTTGAAGGCATCGCCATTTTTAATGCCCTGAAAAATCAGGGGGCGACCATTACCGTGTATGTGGATGGCGTTGCCGCCTCGATGGCATCTGTGATTGCGATGGCCGGTGATACGGTCATTATGCCGGAAAATGCCTTCATGATGATCCATAAGCCATGGGGATTCAGTGGCGGGGATGCTGAGGATATGCGCAGTTATGCCGATTTGCTGGATAAAGTCGAATCGGTACTGTTGCCAGCCTATGCGCAGAAAACCGGAAAAACCACCGATGAAATTGCCGCCATGCTGGCGGATGAAACCTGGATGTCCGGTGCCGAATGTCTGGCACACGGATTTGCTGACCAGGTGACACCCGCTGTTGAGGCAATGGCATGTATTCAGTCAAAACGTACAGAGGAATTTAAAAAGATGCCGGAATCCATCCGAAACATGATTACTCCGCCACGCAACAGTGCCCCGCGTGATACCACAGTGACAATCCCTGCACCGGCGGTAACAGAACCATCACCGGTACCGGCAGTGTCTGATGAGGCGACCATTCGCGCCCGCGTTATGGCAGAACAGAAAGCCCGCATGTCAGGCATTAACGATCTGTTTGCCATGTTCGGCGGTCGCTATCAGACGCTTCAGGCACAGTGCGTGGCTGATCCTGACTGTTCGCTGGAAATGGCCCGTGAACGACTGCTGAATGAAATGGGCAAGGAGTCCTCGCCGACCAACAAAAATACACCGGCCCATATTTATGCCGGAAACGGCAATTTTGTGGGAGACGGGATCCGCCAGGCGATGCTGGCCCGTGCCGGATTTGAAAATGTCGAGAAGGATAACGCCTATAACGGGATGACCCTGCGTGAATGGGCTCGCATGTCACTGACGGAGCGCGGTATTGGGGTGGCCAGTTATAACCCCATGCAGATGGTCGGGCTGGCGCTGACGCACAGCACCTCTGATTTTGGCAATATTCTGCTGGATGTGTCGAACAAGGGGCTGATCCAGGGCTGGGAGGAATCAGAAGAAACCTTCCAGAAGTGGACCCGTAAGGGACGCCTGTCAGACTTCAAAACAGCGTATCGCGTGGGGATGGGCGGTTTTGGTTCTCTGCGCCAGGTTCGTGAGGGGGCGGAGTATAAATACATCACCACCTCAGATCGCAAGGAGACCATTGCACTGGCCACTTACGGGGAGATTTTCTCCATCACCCGCCAGGCCATTATCAATGATGATCTGAATATGCTGGTGGACGTGCCGATGAAGATGGGGCGTGCGGCGAAGGCAACGATTGGTGACCTGGTCTACAAGGTGCTGACGGATAACCCGAAACTGTCCGACGGTAAGGCGCTGTTCCATGCCGATCACAAAAATATTGCCACCGGGGGGATCTCCGTTTCCGGACTGGATGCGGCCCGTCAGATGATGCGCCTGCAGAAAGAAGGCGATCGTGCCCTGAATATCCGTCCGGCCTTTATGCTGGTACCGGTGGCACTGGAGACGGTGGCGAACCAGACCATCAAATCGGCCAGTGTGAAAGGGGCGGATGCAAACGCCGGTGTCATTAACCCTATCCAGAACTTTGCTGAGGTGATTGCAGAAGCGCGTCTTGATGCGGCAGACCCGAAAACCTGGTATCTGGCGGCGGCACAGGGCACTGACACCATTGAAGTGGCCTGGCTGGATGGTGTGGACACGCCATACATTGATCAGCAGGAAGGTTTCACCACTGACGGCATTGCCACAAAAATCCGTATTGATGCCGGAGTGGCACCACTTGACTGGCGCGGGCTGGTGCGTTCGTCGGTGGCCTGATAACCGCGTTATCACAATCACTGCCCGAAAGGGCTTTTTTTATGCCTGAAAAACAGCCCCACAGGGGCTGTCCGGAGAAACAGCATTATGGCGAAAAATTTTGTACAGGACGGTACCACCATTGAACTGGTGAATGCCGGAGATCAGACCATCCTGAGCGGTGCTGCGGTGGTGGTCGGCAGTATGGTGGCCGTGGCCATTACCGATATTCCTGCCGGTGAGGCCGGTGACGGTTTTGCCGAAGGCGTGTTCCTGCTGCCCAAACAGTCTGCTGACGACATTCAGTCCGGCGCGGTGGTTTATCTGAAGGACGGGGTTGTGCAGCTGGCTGCAGACGGTGCGGTGGCAGCGGGGGTAGCCTGGGAAAATGCCCCTGCAAACAGCGCCACTGTGGCGGTAAAAATCAATGTCTGATCTGTTTACGCGAATGTGTTGCCGGATGGACGTGGCGACCGTTCGGGTGATGGGCAAACAGGCGGAGATTAACGGCGTCGTGTACGACGTGATGCCGGAGGAAGAGTCCGCGGAGATGGGGGCGCTTTCGGGCAGCCAGTTGTCACTGGTGGTGTTTTCAGCCCGGTACCGTCCGGCCCGTCATGATGTTGTTGTGTTTGCGGGGCGCACACTGACGGTGACCCGTTATGACACGTACAACGGTAAACCCCGGATTTTTGTCGAACAGGAATGAGTATGGCAATAAAAGGTCTGGCGCAGGCCATGAAAAATCTGGATGCAATTGA